AAATATTCTTATTAATCCAAAGTAAATTAGCTTCATCGTAAAATAAAACATCTTCATCTAATGGATCAGTAATTAAAACATTGTGCAATTCATCTAACTCATAACCATTGTCAACCTTAACGTAAATTTGGCCTTGTGTTTTGTGCGCACGAACAACATAACCTAAACGCACACCATGTTCAGGTGCCTCGGGTTTTATGTTTGTAATGGCCCCAGCTGTTGTTGAACTTAAATACAACATTTCACCATCTGCCCACGTTTCAGTTTGCAAATCACCTGTCGTATCAATGTTTCTAACTAATCCAACTGCTGTTACAAATCCCTCCTGATTATCATTAATAGTTTCTGTAACCAATCCAATTGTATCGGCAGAATTTGCATCATTATCCGCTTTGGCCAATGATACTTTTAATCGATTACCTTGCGCACCTGAAACCCTAACAGCTTGATAATTTGCCTCTAATAAATTGGCCCCTGTTTTATTAACTACTCGCACCAATTCCTCTTGGCCTACCTGCAAAGTAACATTTGCTCCGCCCATTTTAAGATCGGCTGTTCCATCCGCAGCATTCCAAGACATTGTCCCAGCTGTTGTTGGAATAGATGTTGGTGCTAAATTAAATTGAATGTAATCAGAAATAAGGCCGTATGTTCCTAAATTTAAATTCTGTGTTGCACCTGTATATGGCACATAGCCACCACCACCGCCTCCACCGTTTTCGATGTTCCACCAAATTTTGTTGAATGCACTAAGTACCGTATCGGTAGCTGTGACCGTTCCCTCTGTTGAAACAAATCCTGTTAATGGTGCTGTTAAAACACGGGCATTTGTAAAATATAAATTGCTCCCCTCAGGAATTACTGATGTTGATGAACCATATGGCAAATATGAATTACTATCCAGCGATCCATCCGCTTTTAAAAATTGTGATGAACTTCCGCCTGTAACTTTAAAAACTGATGCGCGAATAAACCCATTATCATCAATGAAAATACCTGTTCCCTGTCCATAACCATCCGAAATTTGTTTTTCGCTTTCGGTTAGGATGTCATTGTCGATCATTTTCAACAATGCTTTGTAGGTTTCCGATACTAATTTGCCCGTTAATGTTGCCATTTAAATCGCTTTAATTTTATGCAATTTAGAAAAATTTTGGCCTCAAATTTATCAATAAGTAAACCAATGCGATCCCTACCAAAATAATCCACGGTGTCCAATCAAATTGCTTTTTTGTTTCAGTCTTATAAACCGTTTTTGTGATGTACTTATAATCCACTCGATAATTATCTGATGATACCATTGGATAGTAATGCACAATTGCCCTCAGCTTGCCGTTCTTTGACTCAATGGATACATTGCCTTGCTGTGCTTTTATTCGTTCTCTAAATGGCAACAATATGCCATTTGAATCACATGGATTATCGATCATGATTGTGTCGATCACCTTGTCATATTTGGTGATGATCTTTTGCACAAAAATTGAATCATGCTTGATTTCTTGTTGCTGGATGTGCGTGGATTTGCATGATCCCAAAAATAGGACCATAAAAACGATGATTAGATTTTTCATTTATTAGTTAGATTGAAACGTATCCTGATGCATCCACTAATTTGCGTGAATGTAATTCCTTTAATTTGTCAATTGAATATCCAAATGATTTCTGAAAATGTGGCGCATCTACAAATTTCCATTCACCGCCCCAATCCCAACCGTATTTTTTAAAGATTGCAACACACTCCATCCAATCGGATTTGCCATCGCCATCAAAATCTGACTTAGTATCCCACAATGCGACCTTCCCATCCTTTATTAAAACTATGTCAACAGCTAAACCATAATTGTGGTATGAATCCCCACCTTTTGCGTTAGTAACTTTGGCCCCAGCTTTGGACCTTCCCTGTGCATACAGATCATCTTGCTCTTTAAAGGTCCGCAAAGTATATGAAAAACGACAAATCGCACGGCCTGTTAATGCCAATGCGATTTCGGAATAAATTTTATCTGCCTCCACTCGTAATTTTGGGTGCAGTAATTTTATTCTGTCCAATGTTTTCGGATCTTTCACCTATTTCGATGCCTTGCTCGACTTTAATTTGCTGTTTTCTGTGCGCAAATGGATCACCTCTTCGGTTAATTCATCTACTTTTTTGCTTAGATCATTTACTTTTGACTCCAATCGATCATTCATTGCCGTGATCATGTCAATCACTTTTTGCGATGCCTCCAATTGGACATTTGAAATGTCCGCGTTTTCCTTTTTTCTGCCGAATATCCAAGTAAATAGCGATGCAATGCCTGCTGTCGCGCTTGGAACCACTATATCGTTAATCTCCATTTAGCTGTTGAATCTTATTTGATACCTCTAAAATACCACGAAAATATGTAAAATCTTCATCCTCATCAGTCAAATATGAAATACCCTCATTTATGCAAGTAAAAACTTGGAATCCATCATCGGACAGGTCAAAGTAACCAGCTGACCGTGTGCGTATTAAATTTAAAACTTGTGACATGGCTGTGTTCACATCCAACTCGCCACCTGAATCGCCCTGAAATCGTGTAATTATTTCAATTCGCGTAATTGTTTCTGAAATGAATGACATTTGATTAAAATCTGCCTCATTTGTGCTAACTGAATACACGTGAATGTATGGGAATGTGCTGGATGATGGCACACGATTGTAAACAGGCAATGCCGAACCGTGCAGGATCACCGTTCCTGTTAATCGTGTTATGATCGCCTTGCGAATAAATTGAATTGCCTCTAACATTATTTTGTTATGTTCTTGATTTTGCGATCTACTCGCTTGATTAATTGATCAAATTCAACACGTAATGCAGGAAAAAAGAATGGACGCGCATAAACAAAACCACGGCCCTTACCTTTGCCTTTAAATTGTGCTGCATACGATTCAGGAAAACCCGCATCTCTTAAAAATTTTAGTGTGACACCACGGCCCGTTCCAAATTCCATGTAAGGTGCATATTTTGCGCCTGCTCTAATTTCAATATTTGTTTGATTCACACGTTCGGCTCTGATTGACTGCATCAAATTACCTGTATCGTGTGGTGCCGTTAACTTCATCCGCTGTGTAGCTTTAAATGCTGTCGTGGCTAACTCATTAGACAATTCCTGTTTGGACAGATCCTGCAATTGTTTGATCTTATTGCGCAACATCGCCAAATCTGTTTTGTCCACACTTATGTTCATTGTCCTATCTTAGTCAATGTTGATTTTACCCAAAAGTTTTCGAACGTTTGAAACGTGCTGTTTAATCTGTATTCTGCGCTGTCACCTTCAACCTGTAATACATCCTCATTTTGGATTAAATCAGCTGTTGGCTTGCGCATGATGATCTCGATTTTTACCTCATGTAAACGGATCCCATTTTTTGCATCAATATCACCTGATGTTTCCTGCACTCTTGCCCAATATGTACCAACCGTTGATTTGGTAGATGTCCACCCACCAAAACCATCGGCTGTTTTTGTCAATCGCTTAACGATCACACGTTGTTTTAAAATGCTTGAATTATCCATTAAATAAATACTGATTTATATCCATCCAAAATTCGGCGATAATTACTCGGCAAATCTGCTTGGATAGTTCCTGTGATGAAATCTGTTCTGTTGTCGTAATATGTCGAAACCATTTGTAACAAAACCTGTTTCAACAGGCCATCACTCATGCCCTCAGTAATGTAATTAATTTTGATGTCACGCGCATTACCATCTAATTCGATCATGGTGTCACCTAAACCGTATTCAGTAAATGGCACAATTTCACCACGCACCGTTACTTCCTCAATGGATTCAATTGGTCCAAATGGAACATCGATTAAGCCATCATGTGAATAATCAAGGTAATATGTGCGATCCTTTGACACGATGTCACGGCTCATGTAGTTTTCCGCAACGATCCGTGCCTCCACGATCATATCATCCAGCAATCCATCATCAGCATTTGTGTCAATACGAATGAACAATTTTGCATCAGCCACCGATATGATTTCGGATCCTAATGTGTCATTTATTTTAATTTGTCGCATTTTATTTGCGTTTACGGTACACCTTTTTTTCCTCTTTTGTTTCGATTAGATTCAATTCAACTTCTTCTGAATTGCTCCATTTTAGATTTGAACTTTCAATTTCCTCTAATTCCTCAACGATTTTTGTATCAAGTTTAGCAGCAAAATTTTTCTCTAAATACCACTTTGCAACTTCATTTGAAACCTCTACTAATTCGCCAGCTTTGTGGTAAATCTTACCATCATAAACCGTTTTTTTCATTAATAATTTCTCCATGATTGTTTATTTATTGAGCAAATATAAAAAGAAAAGCCACCCAATTTCTCAGGTGGCCTTCTTCATTTTTAACCCTAAAATTATGCTGTTTCTAATGCAGCCATGTCAGTAGCGAAATCACCTGTAACAAATGCCAATGGAGCATAGTTAGTTAATGCAATTCTTTCTACTAAACGAACCGTTACGAAACCATCGCGTACGTTTGTTCCATCCTCACGGAAGAACTCCAAGCTGATGTTCTCACGAACCCATAATTGAGTACCCATTGCAAAGTTACCTACTAAGTAGTCACCTGCTGGAATAGCTGTGTTAACAACAACAGGAACACCCATAAACTGAGGCTGTAATCCCATGTACACTTGATCCTTCAAGTATTCGTTTGTTGTTGACTTCAATAACAAGATTTTGTGGAAATCTGTTGGATTCAACATGATGTAATCTGGTGTGTAGTTAACCAAAGATAATTGGTTAATTGCTGCCACTAATACGTCAAATTGATTTGCTGCGTTAACAGCACCAGCGAATGCACCTGCTGCAAATGCTGTTGCATCAGTAATGATACCTGACAAGTTTGGAGCAGTTCCGTTACCTGATAACAATTGAGTATCTTCAACCGTTAATAATTTCTCAGGTGCGCGAGCTGCAAGGTAGGATGTCAACTGAGGTGTATCAGCTAACATTTCCTCAGAAATACGGAAATATGTACCGATCTTACGAACGTTTGCATCGTATGCTGTCAAATCGAAATCTGATTCGTTCAATGTAGAACCTTGTGCCTTTGGAGCAGCACCGTTATCGTATGCTGATTCTTTTACAAAACGAACAACCTCAGATGATGTTGTACCTGTTGGCAACAATTGACGTACGTGTACAGGACGTGTTGGATCATATTTGATACCTGAAACGTATTGCGCTGGAATAACTTCACCTGTAAAGCTGTTAGCTACGGTCATATCCCCAGCCTTGATTTCAAATGATGCAGAACGTGATGTTCCGTTGATCATTCCTTCTAATGCACCTTTCTTGATACCTTCGATCAATCCTGATTTAAAATCACGTGCAGATGCACCTGATGCCGTTTTCTTTGCTGCAACTTCTTGCGCATCGATACGTGAATGAATATCGTTGAATTTAGCTTCTAAATTCTTGATTTCACCTTTCAATAACTCATCAGCCTTACCGAAAGCTGATTCAACTGCTTGACCTTGTGCTTTCTCGATACGTGCATCGATCTGTGCTGAAATTTGGTCTAATTGGTTTTTAACTTCTAATTCCATTTTAGATTACTTGTTTAAATTTTTTAGTAAATAATTAAATATTTCGGATGCCTCAGCCTTATGATCTACTTGCGGCACGGTGATCTCTTCGGTCGGCCGTGTGCTTAATTCAATCAATACAGACTTCAACTTCATCAACTCAGCTTCAACTGCGTATCCTAATTCATCGGACACGTTTTCTTTTTTGATCATCTTGGCCAAAACATCAAAACGTTTTGCCAATAGTTCTTGATCTATTTCTCCTTTTGCATCTGTGATTACAGCCATTGGATTGGCTGCCAAAGTAACACAGCTGATCTCATACAATTTTACCTCCTTCAACTCACGTACTCCATCCTGTCTGTAATTCTTTTGGATCGGCATAATGCCCACGGAATTTTCTGTGATCACACCGTTTTTCATTAGCAACAAAATATCTTCGCCCATACGTGTCATAGGAATCTCAGCCACAAATGCCAAACCTTTTTGGTCCTCATATAATTCGCTGAACTTACCCAATGGCTGATCAATACGGTGCTGATTCACATATCTTACACGTGACTTGTTTTCAGCCAATGTTTTGGTATATGCTCCCTGCATAATGATGTCATTATCTGAATCAATATTGCCGAAATATGAACCGTATCCTTTTACGATACCGTTAACCTCATCAATATCCTCTAAACTGCCGATGGATGCCTGCTTGTATAAAATCATATCTTTTACTTTTGCTCAAAATTAATCAAATCACTAATCAAAAATCAATCCTCAAATTTTAATTTTATGTAGGCTGATCTGTTGATTCAATTACCGTTGTGACTTCCGCAGCTGTTGTAACGGTTTCAGCTATTGCCGATTGAATTGTCGCTGTTGCCAATCCGAATCCAATATCTGTAATTTCTTCACCAATTGTTTGTGCAGCTGGTTTAGGGAATGGCGCAACTGAACAACGGCAATTGATCACATTTCCTGCGGATCCTGCTGGATCACCTGCATGGTTTAGTGATTCACCACCTACCAAAAACTTTTTATTGAATGGTACAATTTGTCCTTGTGCAGCTTGATGTGCTGGCCTTACTCTTGCATCCCTTCCGCTGATCCATTGTTTCATCATTTCGGATCCTGCAAATATATCAGATGCAGATGTCAATGTCGCATAATTGGCAGCATTTGTTGCCTCTGTACGCACTAATCTCTCTGATTGATATTTAGAATATCCAGCAAATTGTCCTTTTAAAATGCGCGCTTTGCTTTGTGATCCTTCCTTTTGGAAATCAGGATCTTTCATTAAACGTGTGGTGACTGCAATCAATGTATTTTTTGCTGTTCCACTCACCCCTGTAACGCGTTGGCCTGCTATCTGATTGCCTACAAATGCAAAACTATTTGCCCAAATGGCTTGCTGATTAGGTAAATTCAATGCTTTTTTTATGAATTTATCAAAGTTTTTGGCATACCAATTGGCAAAAGTTAATCCAATATCCTCATACAATTTCTCATATAGCCGTGTCAATTCAGATTCCTTAAAAAATACCTGAACATCTGCGCTTGATAATGATCCCTGTCTGATGAACATGGCAATGGCCTCATCATATTGACCGTTGTAATAACGTTTGAATTTTGCAATTTGATCACGTTCAGCTTTGGTTAGCTGTCTTTCAAACTCCACGGCCCATGTGGCCTTTACTGATTTTACCTGCACTTCCTGCTCCCATAGCGAATTGCATACAGCAACACGTTGATCCATGCTACTGAAATCCGATTGAATATTCGGATCAATAACGCATCGACCAATGAAATCTGTTCTATCCTCGGCAGGATTAGGTGCAGGTAATGGCATATTTATTTGGTTTCAAAACCGAAATCAATCTCTAATGATTTTGGATTCTCTAATGAATCGATTGACACGTTTGCAGGTGCTAAATTAGCTGGGATGAAATACTCATCCATAAACATATTCTGATCATCACGGCCATAGTTCATTGCCTCACGTTTTTCGTTAGGTGTAACCCACCATGCGGCAGCCATCTGTGCGACTAATTTATCTACCTCCTCTTGCAATTCAGATACCGCTGTGAAATCGAAATCCAAATATAAGTTTTCACCGTATGCTGGAACCAACCAACGATTTAACTCATCACGAATTTTGATCAACTCAGGAATTACAGCATTTTGGTACAATGCCTTTTTAGCTTCCTTCATGTTGTTGTACGATGATGAATCTGTATTGTTCAATAATTGTACAGGTATGTTGTAAATGTTGCAAAGGTCTTTAATCGATGCGTTGTATTGCTCGATCAATGCCAAATCAGCAGCAGGCAAACCAAAGTTTACCCACTCCAATTCTTTTGGTGTGATGATAATATCACCTGCGTTATTGGCCCCTTGGTATTGCTTTCTGAATTTGTCCTTCATTGCTTGCGCTTGGACCTCAGATAATGTACCATCCTTAGAAACCAACATACCGCGTGATGTTTGGTTTTGTAGGTATTTAACACCTGTGATTGTTGCCTCATTATTGGCTGTCAATACACGCAATCCTGCGCGTAATGGTGACTGACCATATAAGTTTGCGCCTGCGCTATTGTACTCAGGATTAAAATCTTTGATGTGACACACGCGTGAAGGATCAATTGTTTCCATGCTGTTGTATTGGATCTTATATCCAGCAACAGGATTCATGTAGCCATTAGATAATATCTCAACTAGCTGTGAAGGTAAGACGTATAATTCCGTGAATTTGTTTGAATTTGGTCCCGTTTCAGGTGACAAACCTAAGATAAAACGATCACCTGTCAATTTACCAAATGCAATTACATCAGTCATCCACGATGAATATGATTGCTCAGGATTTGGTCTGTTCAATAGCTTAACCAATGGATTAGAATCATCAACCGCCTCAAATGCTTGTTTGCGCAAAATGTTTGATTTTAGGATTGCTGATCCATCCATGTGCGTTGATGTGATTCCCTTATATTGCTTTGCAGCTGTCGATGATTTCACCTCATACACTTGAAAAGGTACGGTGGTGGCAGCTTTAGCAATTAGATTCACGATCGAATAAACCGTGGCATTTCGCTGGTAGCCATCGCGAATAAATGTTTCATCATTATCAGGATTGAAAATAATTCCCTGTCCTAACCATTGGAACATCAATTTGTTATAATCTGCCGATGTGCCTGATAATGCCTTGATGATGCCTGACCGCACCTGATCTATTAATGATGCCATTATTTGCCTATAATTTTTTTCCAAAAATAACCATTAATTTGATGGTTAAGATTAAACGCGTTTATAAATTTGAATTTACACAATAAAGAATGATTTCAATAAATTACGTTCAATTGAATAGGCCGTAATATCCACGTGTTCATCATGTTTTGCATTTGGAAACGTGCTTACCTGTTGCAAAAATGCTTCGTTCCAATTATCGCGGACCAAAAATACACGGCCACCTTCAACAAATGGTGATGATGCGCGCGCGCGTTCAATCTTTGAATACCTAACAAAATCTGTTTTTAACTCGGACACGTTCAATGTCGTTTCCCTTCTTAACAGCTGAACCAATGATTTACCTGATGCCTTTGGCTCGATTAATATCTGCGTAATATTTAACCCTGTACTTTCAATGAATTGCGCGATAAAGTTTTTCAATTCAGGCATTTCCAAATATTTATCGATCGATTTATAAATGTACAGATTCCCATTATGTGATCCTGAAATCTGAATACCTGTCGGATCGTTTCGTGTGTCCTTTGTGTACGCACCATCAATAAACATTTCCCAATTTATTTCACCTGATAATTCTGCCTTATCAACTATTCCAAACCAATCCTTTCGCCATTCTCCGCCTTCCTGTGGTGAAGGCTCCTGCATATATTGGCCCGAAAATGTATATCTATCCGCTTGCCTGATCTGCTCTAACTCTTCAAATGAATGTTTGCTTGGCCATAATGCATTGTTTTCCTCATTCAATGCTGACAATTTTAGGTGATGCCATTCCTCACCACTACCTCCATCCAATAAATATCCTGTCAAATCATCCTCATGTAATCGTTGCATAATCACAATGATCGGTGTGTCGCGATCGTTTACACGTGATCTTATTGTCGTATTGTATCTGTTATTAATGAATTTACGTTTGACATCTGACACCGCATCATCAGGTTTCAACGGATCATCAATGATAATTGCTCCGCCTGATCCAGCACCAAAACCTGTAATGGCTCCACCTGATGCTGTGGCATATACACCGCCTCCGCTTGTAGTGTACCATTTCTTTTGGCTTTGGCTATCCTTCTTTAATTCAGTTCCCCAAATGTCTTGGAATGCTTGGCTTTGAATGTAGTCACGTGTCAATGATGAATTGTCTAATGCCAATGAATCGGAATATGACAAGTGAATAAATTTGGATGATGGATTTTTTGCAATGGACCACGCGATGAACATTTTCACAGCAATTTCTGTTTTGCCGTATCTTGGTGGTATGTTAATGATTAACCGTTTTATTTCTCCACGGTTAACCGCCTCCAAAGTTTCGGCCAACTTTACGTGAAATGGCGCAACTTCAAATTTATTTCCTGTGTTTTCTTTGAAAATGTAACGCGTAAAAAACAACAGGGATGACTCACATTTCTCTTTTATGATGTGATTAATACTCATTTTCAAGTATTTGTTCAATCTTATTTTTTGCCTCCTCAGACATTTTACCACCTAATTCCAAACCTCCATCGTGTTTGATCTCTGTGCGTTCAATGTAATCGCGCTTTTTACCTTTGGTTTTTAGGTAAAAAATGGTGGCCGTGGTGTTTCCTTCTTTGATCTGTTTGTGCAGCTGGCTTTCAGCAAAATCCAAAACCATTTCAGACAATTCATCAATTTCTTTTTTGTACTCAGGATCAGTCTGCATCCACAGGTAATGTGTGCTGCGTGGAATGTCAACGATTTTACAAGCAGATGTAACTATGCCCAATGTTTTTTCCATCGCATCAACCATGCGTTTTTTTTGCAGCTTTGTGTTGTCCTTCGTTCTCATTTCTTTAGATAGCAGCTAAATCCCTGCTCAATTAATTTGTTATATTGCTTTTCACGATCATCTAAATCGGCACATTTTACCTCAATGATAAATGATTCCTTTGGCTCACTTGGCTCCTTTTCATCGGCCAATGGCGCAAACATAGGCAAATCAATGCCCCAATCAATTAAATCGTTTTCATCAAAACAATTGGCTAAAATATCATAATCCCATTCACCAAAACCAACATTGTCTTTTATAATAAATTCTGTCTGTTGATGTGCTGTCAAATGTCCAGCTTTAATCACAGGCACACGTTCGATTCCAGCTTCTTTGCAGGCTCTCAATCTCATGTTACCACCCAAAACAATCATATTTTGATCTACGATGATTGGTCTAAGATCAAGCATTTCGGGAAATTCTTTAATTGATTTCACCAATTTCTTGAACTTATCATCCCGAATAAATCGTGGATTGTTCGGATGTGGGATCAGCAATTTGATATTTACTAACTCAATCATTTGTATTTTCTTTTGCTGTCTTTACGTGCCTGATTGATTTTGTGCATCATAAATGCGATAAAAATCACCTCCAATATGCCAACTATTATGCCCTCAATTACTAAATGATCCATGCGTTTAGCTGTCTATGCCGAATACAATTTCAATATTAATCCAAGATATTATTAACACATCATTCCTGTTTCTTGATGGTAGGTTTATGCTAATCCGTGGCAATAATTCCAACGTGTGCCGTGTCTTTTTAATTCCAAAATAAATCATAACAAATTGTTTTTGTAACGCGTTAAATACCAAATGGCTTTGTCAATGTCCTCACGTTCATTGTGTTTCTTACCACTTCGCAAGATATATTTTATTGCGTTACCCTTGTGAAATCCAAGTTCAAAACTTTCGATCACATCGATTGACTCAATGCCACCTTTTGATTTATAGTGTGGTGGCTGATTTACCATATCCACTTCGGTCGAATAATTCATATTTATTTATTTAGGTTTTGCAAATGTAATTATAAATCTGTTTCAATTCCGTAGGACACCAACAATGAATCCAGCTGTGCATCAAAACCAACGGCCCTGATCTCATCCATTTCGCTGATCAGTAATCCAATCCGATACATTTTCAGCATAATGGTGCCTGCATCCCTGTACTGCTTAAATACGTTGTCCGAATGATTATTATCACGCGTAAACACCAAACGTTCCTTTTTGATCAGTTCATTTTGAATATCCTTCAATTTGTAATTCAAATAATTGTCTTTGAACTTTGATCTGTACAGGTCAAATTCAATCTGATCAATTAGGGCAGATATTAAACCCATGTAGATCATAATATTTTCGGTTTCACTTTGTGGTTTGCTCATTGATTTTTTGTTTTAAATTCCTGATCCTTTGATAAACTGCGCGCTGTTCACGTTCTGATCCATGCTGTAAACGTGCCACACACGTTGATAAAAATAGCAATGGATTGTCAATCGTTTCCCATGCATTTACTTTGATCGGATTGATTAATGTTTGGTTTTCAATTTGTTCTGTGGCCCATTTGATGGCCTGCTCTCGATAGGTCATATTTTTGTGATTTGTGCGTTTAACATTCCATCTTTATATCCATCAGCATAGGTCCTTTCCTGCCGTTGCTCAATCCTATATTCACGGATCACCGCAATCATCTCATCAATGGACCTGACCACCTTGTATTGGTAGCCATTTTCCAAAACCTTTTGCTCAAATATTTTCTGATTTGGCTGCTGGCGATTCTTACCCACCTTGACTTCAATAAACAGGCCATGGTATTTGCCATTTGATAGCGCGACAAATAGATCAGCAACACCAGCTTTGACACCTTCTTGCTTTAATTTTGCGGCCACTTTAATGTTTCTCAGGCCACCATTTGGAATGGCAAAAAACTCATAACCACACAGATCCAAATATTTGCAGATCGCAACCTGCAATTTATGCTCATCTTGATTCATATTTTTTTGTATTTAATAACATAATTGATGTATGCAGGTTTATGCGAATTATCATAACTATGATATTGAATAAATGAATTAATAATTTTAACATTTTCAGAATTAACCCAATTTAAAAACTCATTATGATGTTTCATTCCTGATGTACCTGTATGAAAGCTAACGTGTTGGATTTTACTTTTTGCAAATAATTTCTTTAACCATTTCATTTTATTATGTCCATTATTGTGAAAAAATATTGATCAGCGCGGATCCAATTACCACCAATCCAATCAGGATTACAATAAAAATTGGCTCAATTTTTCTCATTGCAGATGTGATTAGATTTAAACGTAAATGCTTTACACCCGTTGTAAACATAGCTGGAATCAAAATCATCATGAAAATGATCTGATTTATCAACAGGTTTTGATTGATTTTGTACATGAATCTGTACATCATTTGGATAAATTAGCATTGAACTGATGCCAACAAATGCAAAAAATAGTAATGTTTTCATATTATTGTTAGGTTAATGATCTACAAATGTAGAATAAATTTAAATAAATTCACCATTCTCGCCGATCTTGACATCCATCTCAGCCATCATAGCAATCAATGTGAGGTAACATTGCTTTTTACATTCAGCAATTAGTTCAATTTGATTGGTAAATCGTGGCTGCAATTTGTTGTAGATCTCGCGTTTTTTCTCAATCGGACACGTCCAAATCTTATATTTGATCAGATC